GGTGTCCACCACGGACACGCCGGGAATCCTGCCCGAGCCCATCGTGGGCCCGGTCTACAACAGCTACATCGGCAACCGCCCGGTGGTGGACGCCATCGGCGTCCGCGCCATGCCCGGCGGCGGCAAGGTGTTCATCCGGCCCGAGGTCACCACGCACACCAGCATGGCTGTCCAGTCGGCCGAGTTCGACACCCTGCAGTCGGGCACGTTCGTCGTGAGCGAGAACCAGGTGACGAAGGCCACCTACGGCGGCTACGTCAAGATCAGCGAGCAGGACCTGGACTGGTCTGACCCCGCTGTCCTGTCGCTGATCCTCGACGACATGGGCCGCATCTACGCCAACACCACCGACAACGTGGCGGCGGACAATCTGGTCAGCGGCGCGACCACCACCCTCAACTTCACCGATGCCAACATCGCCGACCCCACCGAGTGGGTCAACTGGATGTATTCGGCCGCGGAGGACATCCTGGGCAACAGCAACGGCAACCTGCCGACCCACCTGTTCCTGTCCACCGACATCTGGACCGCGCTGGGCAAGCTGGAGGACAGCCAGGGCCGGCCGCTCTTCCCGCAGGTGGGACCGATGAACGCATACGGGCAGATGTACCCCGGAGCCACCGACGCCGTGGCGTTCGGGCTGCGCGTGATCGTGGACCGCAACTTCGCGGCCGACACCATGATCATCGGCGACCCGAGCGGCTACGAGCTGTTCGAGCAGCAGAAGGGTGCCCTGACCGTGGACAACCCGTCCGAGCTGTCCCGCACGCTCGCATGGCGCGGCTACTTCGCCACGCTCATGATCGAGCCGGGCAAGTTCATCAAGGCCGCGTTCGTCTAGGCACCACTGACCTGACCGTCTGCCCATGGCCACCTTCGCAATCACACACCTGCAGCGCGCTGACGACTATCTGGTTGTCCAGACGCTGGAGGGCACGGAGATTGGCACCGGGCAGACGGTCGTGGTCAGCGGCGCTGAAGAGATCAGCGGGGGCAATGGCAACGGCGAGCAGCACCAGCACGGCCAGCTGAGCGACGTGAACGGCACCTACGTGGTGCAGGACGTTCCCACGCTGCTGTTTCTGGGCGTGGCTGAGGATGGCGATTTCCTGTTCGACAGGACCCAGATCATCACCAACCAGCTGATCGTGTACGCGCCGGGGGACGACTTCGCGCGCGGTCCAGTGATCCCCCAGGGGACACTGACCTGGACGCCGCAGCCGTCGTGGGTCGACGCCGATGATGTGGCCGATTGGCTGGGCATTGCCGCAGCCACGGCCAATGACACGGCGTTCATCACCCTCGCGGCCAGCGCGGCCAATCAGTACGCATACCGCCGGCGGCGCGAGGCAGGGTACTTCGACTCCCTGACCGTAGTGCCTGGCAACGATGTGAAGCTCGGCACGATCATGTATGCCGGCACCCTGTACCGGGAGCGCGGCAGCGTCGATTCCTTCGCATCATTCGAGGACATGGGCACTCCGGTTCCATTCGGCTCCAACGGCCAGATCAACAGGCTGCTGGGCGTCAACCGTTCGCAGGTGGCATGAGCGCCACCGGAATCTTCGCCGAGGCGCAGGCCACCCTGGTGGCGTCTCTCGAAGCGCTGGGGCTTGCCGTGGTCACTGACCCGCGCAACGCGCGACCCATCAGCGTGCTGGTCGAGCCCCCGACCTTCACCACGTTCAACAACAACATTGCGGAGATCGAGTTTGGGGTGAAGGTGCTGGCAGCTCCCCCCGGGAACAGGGACGCCACTGACTTCCTCATCACGACGGCCGACTCCATCATGGATTCGCCGATCTCCCTGATCCGGGGCATCCCCGGCATCCTGCTCATCTCGGGGCAGGACGTTCCCACCTATGACCTGACCGTCCGCGTATCAACGCAAAGGAGTACGTGAATCATGGCCGCGACCACCTACCTCTCGCAGCCGGGGGTTCTGACCGTCAACGCCGTGGACCTGACGGACCAGGCGTCCAGCGTGTCGCTCACCCTGGGCTACAACAGCCTGACCAAGACCGCGTTCGGCGACACCGGCGAGCTTATGACCGCCGGGCTTCAGACCGTGGAGGGCACCATCACCCTGTACGCCGAGTACGGCAGCGGGTCCGTCGAGGAGACGATTGCCGGCGAGGTCGGAGCGGGCGACACCACCATCGTGGTCAAGAAGGTCGATGCGGTCGTCGCTGACGACAATCCGGAGTGGACCATTACCAACACGATGATCGCCAACTACCCAATCACCTACACGGTGGGGGAGCTGCAGGTCATCGAGGTCAGCTTCAGCGGCGGCACCTGGGTCCGCGACATCACGCCGTAAACCAGTCAACAAGGGGAGAAGATGGCCGAGTCAAAGGGCGTTTCCGGCAATGTCAAGTTCGTCACTGCAGATGGCACGTTTCTGGTGGACATTGGGTCCATCAAGAACGCCATCGCGTTTGAGCGACACTTCGACACGCCGGCCACCATCCTCACCATGCGGCCGAGGCTGGAGCACATCGCGTTCATGGCCTACGCAGCTGCGCGCGACAAGGGCATCACGGTCCCGGACGACTTCGACGCGTTCGTCGACCAGCTGCAGGACATCGAGATCATCGACGCCGAGGGCACCGAAGCGCCGGGCCCTACGGACGGGGGTCAGTCTCCCGAGCTCTAGCCAGCGTGCTGGTGGCAACAGGGTTCTGGCCCCCCGATGTTCCGTTCACCATGCGCGATCTGGCAACCGTGGTGGACGTTATGAATGAGCAGGCAGGCTGATGCCCGCCGGCGTCACGACGCAGGTGGTTGGCGTCGAAGAGACGATCAAGGAACTGCGGCGCGTTAACCCGGAGTTCCGTAAGGAGTTCAACCGTGGCGCGCGGGCAGTGCTGGCCCCGACGGTCGCCGCGATCAAGAGCCAGTACCCGCAGATGCCGCTGTCCGGAATGTCCAGAACGTGGATGCCCGGCAGCTACGCCATCTTCCCCTGGCAGGTGTCGAAGGCCAAGAGCTCCGTGCGCGCAAAGTTATCCACGCGCAAGAATCGGAACAGCGTGATCTACATCAGCCAGGGCTATCCCGCCGCAGTGATCTTCGAGACGACCACGCCGGCCAACCGGCTGGGCGCGAACATCCGGAGCCGTTACCAGCGCATAATGTGGCCAACGGTTGACAAGAACCAAGGCCAGATCACCGCCGGCATCGCACTACTGGTGGCCAAGGCTGAACGGACGATTCAAGGGAAGGTGCGCTAGTGGCCATCACGATCCCCATCCTCACCACCTTCAACGGCCGTGGCATTGATCGCGGGATCGCGCAGTTCCGGACGCTGGAGACCAAGGGGCAGAAAGCCGGGTTCCTGATCCGTAAGGCGGCGCTGCCGGCCGCGCTGGCGCTAGGGGCCATCGGGCTGGCTGCAAAGCAGGGTGTCCAGGGCGTCATGGAGGACGACAAGGCCCTTGCCAACCTGACGAGCACGCTGAAGAGCACCGGCAATGCCGCCAACATCACGGCGGATGGGTTCTTCAAGTACGCCAATGAGCTGCAGTCAGCCACCGGCGTGGGGGCCGATCAGATTACCCAGGGCGCGGCGCTGCTGGGGACGTTCAAGAACATCCGCAACGAGGTCGGCTCAGGCAACCAAGTGTTCAACCGCGCAACCGAGGCGGCACTGGACCTGTCGAAGAAGGGCTTCGGCTCACTGGAGTCGGCCAACAAGATGCTGGGCAAGGCGCTGAACGACCCCATCCAGGGCATCACCGCGCTGACCCGCGCCGGCGTCACCTTCACCGATGGGCAAAAGGAGACGATCAAGAGCCTTGTGGCATCCGGCAAGACGCTGGACGCGCAGAAGCTCATTCTGAAGGAGGTCGAGTCTCAGGTTGGCGGGACGGCAAAGGCGTTCGGGCAGACCACCGCCGGCCAGATCGAACGCGGCAAGCGTGCCTTCGAGGAGCTGCAGAAGGCGCTGGCCAAGGCCCTGATACCTGCCATCGAGTTCTTCGCAGGGCTGCTGACCAAGGTGTCCGGGTTCCTGCAGGAAAACGAAGGCGTCGTAAAGGTGGCCACGATTGCCCTGGGCGGGCTCGCCGTGGCAGTGCTGGCAGTCAACGCAGCCTTCAAGGTGATGAGCGCCATCAGCCTGCTGGCATCACCGCTGGGTATCGTGCTGGCGGCTGTTGGGGCCCTCGCAGCCGGGCTGATCTGGCTGGAGTCAAAGACCGGGGCGGTCAGCGCCACGTTCAAGACGCTGTGGAGCTGGCTGCAGACCTTGTGGAAGTTCCTGCAGCCCATTGCGGCCAGCGCGTTCGACGGACTGAAGAGCGCGTTCGAGGTCGTGGGCACGGCCGTCAATACCGTTTACGGCGTCATGGAGGACCTGTGGGGCGTCGTGAAGCCTGTCGTGAACTTCATGAAGCCCATCTTGGGCGCAGCCTTTGACGGGCTGGTGACCGCTTTCAACGCTTTGTATAACCCCGTTGACAAGGTGAAAAAGGCGCTCAGCATCATCAGCCCTATCGTGGGCCCGATCATCGAGGCGCTGAAGGGCGTGGGCAAGATGGCGTTTGCCGGCATCGAGAAGGCATTCGAGGCGCTGGGCAAGGTGGTCGCGGTCGTGGCCAGCGCGTTGGAACGCGTGAAGAGCGCGTGGGAATGGATCAAGCGCAACATCCAGGGAACCGGGACCAACCCCTTTGCGCCTGGCGGACCGCTGGCCGGTGCAGTCGGCAACCGTTCCATGGCGCTCACGCCGATGAACCTGTCGCCAAGCGCGACGACGCGCAGCGGGACGATCCAGATCAACGTGCAGGCCGGTCTGGTGTCCACGCCCGATCAGGTGGGCCAGCAGATCATCGAGGCCATCCAGCGCGCCCAGCGCCGTAGCGGACCGGCGTTCGTCGCCGCATGAGCACCGCGCCCACACTGCGCGTCGAGGTCGGGTTCCAGCAGACGGCGGGATTCGCCACGCCGTTCCAGCTGGACAACGCCACCTACGGGCTGCTTGACACCGGCACGCTGGGCGGAATCGAGATGGTGGACGTGACCACCATGGCGCAAGCGGTCACCATCACCAGGGGGCGCAACCGGCAGACCGAATCGTTCAACGCCGGCACGGCCGCCGTGAGGTTCTACGACCCCGATCGTGATCTGGACCCGCTCAATGAGAGCTCGCCCTACTACCCATTCGTAGGCCCCCGGCAGCCCATCGCCATCTACGCCAACGACATTCCGATCTACACCGGGCTGATCACCGACTGGAACATCGACTACGACATTGCCCCGGCCGGCACCGTGACCAGCGCCGTGTGCTCCGACAACTTCACCGTGCTGGCCAACATGGTGATGAATGCATGGACGCCATCGCAGGAGTCCACCGGGGAACGGATCGAGGCCGTGCTGGAGCGCCCGGAGATCGAGTACCAGGGGCCCTACTACATCGACACCGGGCTTTCGACCGTCGGGGCCTACGCCATCACCGCCGGCACCAACGTCCTGCAGTACCTCCAGACCGTGAACGCCTCAGAGCTGGGCTACCTGTTCATCGACGCCACCGGGGCGCTCAGGTTCCGCGACCGCTACCCCGCTGCCCAGGGCGGCATCGGGCCCGACGCCACGTTTGACTTCACCGACGACGGCAGCGACACGCCGTACCAGTCACTGACCAACCAGTTCGGCGACGAGCTGCTGTTCAACTTTGTGCAGCTGCAGTCCCCCGCCGGCAGCCCAGTCACCGCTGAGGACTCCGAATCGGCCGCGCTGTACCAACTTCAGCAATACAGCAAGCTCGACCTGCTCAACAGCGCCACGGACGAGCTGCAGAACATGGCCGACTACCTTGTCGGCCAGTACGGCAGGCCGGTGCTCAGGTTCACCAGCGTCGAGACGCAGCTGGCGGGCATGGATGCCGACAAGCAGGATGCCGTGCTGGGCACTGAGATCACCAGTCTGGTGTGTGTCAACAAGAGCTTCGCCACCGGCACGCCATCGACCGTGACTCAAGAGCTGGTGGTGACCGGGATCAGCCACAACATCACGCCGGGTGACCATCGCATCCGATTCACCTTTGAGAATGTCGATCAGCGGCCATTCTTCATCCTCGACAGCGCCACCAATGGCGTGCTGGACTCAAACCTCATCGCGTTCTAGGAGGCGCTCAGATGGCAAAGACCTACAACACGATCAGCACGTTCACCGCCGGGCAGGTGCTCACCGCTGCCCAGATGAATGACCTGGGCGAAAACAGCAACAACTACCGCGTGCCGCCTATGTGCTCCGTGTACCGGACCGCTGCGCTGTCGCATACGGCCACCGGCACATACCAGGCCTACACCTACGACACGGAGCTGTACGACACGGACGGGATGTGGGACGCCGGAAGCCCGACCCGCATCACGCTGAACACCGCGGGCGTTTACGACGTGAAGTTCGTGGTGTCCATTGGCAGCACGACGGGGCTGATCGCGGGGGCGCTATACAAG